TGCAACTGCTATTACTATTTGCACCCATGATTTTAATTCAGTGAATGCATGCCACCATTTTGATACTTTCTGTTCTATTTTTTTAATAGCCATAAGTACTCCTTTCGTTACTTAGATATACCTTTAGTTTTTTCAAATGTGCGCAAGGCACCCATGCCTAAAAGACTCATAACGAGGGGCATCAATGTACCCATATCTAACTCTGGTATGTTTACCACTTCATACTGCAACAATCCACAAATAAACAAAATAAATTTACTCAATACGAATTCCCAAAAAATGGCTAAGGCACAACTCATTCCTATCAATGGTCGCCAACTTCTTTGTAACATTCCTGATATACCACCAGCTGTAGATTGAGCATCGGCAAGATTTATTGCCATTTGTTTTTCTTTTAGTTTTGCTTCTACTTCTGCAAATTGTAATTTTAATTTTTCTTTTTCTTCACCAGAAAAGTGCATATCATCTATAACGCCACCAACAGTTTTTATAGTATCGCCACTAAAAATTTTTCCTAAAACCATTATTTACCTCCTAGTAATGCCCATGCTCTTTTAAGATAAGATAATCTATTTTTTTCGATTTCTTTTTTTTCTTCCATAGTTGTTATGCGTTTGATTTTATGCTTTTTTGCATTTTTTCTATTATTCGATTTGCTCTGTTTGTCGTTTGTTTGTACCATAGACTATCCCTCATTTCTTCAATTGCACCTTCAATATTGTTTTCCGATAAGCATTTCTTAAACTTGACGAACTTATTCAAGCGCGGTAAGCCAAGCTGAAAAGACATGTGAATCACACATTCTTTTGCGTTATCGTCAATCTGCATATCTTTATAAAAAAATTCAGCATCTTTTTTAGCTCTTAAAAAATCTACTTGAAATAATTCAATACCTCTTTCTTCTGTTATAGGTTTCATTAATTCTTCTTTTTCAGTATCTCTAATAAGATGCCCTACCCCAATAGTCCAAAATCCTAAATGATCTTGATAAGGTTTTAAAATATTTCCGCCTTCCTCTTTTATAATATCTTGTTGTAAAGTATCTAAATCCATTAGCCTAGCATCCTTAATATCCAAGATATAAATTGAGTAGCCACCATAAATCCGATAGTCCATAAAATATAATTCAACTTACGAACTTCTTTTTGCAAATGAAATATATGATTTGTTTCTAACAATTCAATTTTGTTATATATATTTACAATATGTTCTTTTGTTGTTTTTGGTGCTATCTTAGTCATAAATCATAAATACCATAATCAGCTTTTATTTCAACTGACTTAAAGGGTTCTCTAATGCGTTTCTTATTTGCTTTTCTACCTTTTCCTCTAGTTCTGTCATATCGTCTTTAATACTATCTATAGCTTCTTTTAAATCTTTTGAATTTTCTCTGCTATCTTCTTTGACTCTAGTTTCTACATCTTCAACTATTGTTTCTATTCTGCGAACATCTGCTTTTAAGTCATTTTTAAGTTCTTTCGCTACATCCGCAACTAATGCAACTTCTTCAAGTATTATTGATATTTCTGATTGTAGCATATTGAATTCAGTATCTAGTACTTCTAGTTTTTTATCAAAGCTACTAAGGTCTGGGGCAGTATAGCTCTCTATTTTTTCTGACATATCCTGAAATTGTTTGAACACCTCAAAACCACCATATAAAACACCAACTGCACTACTTAAAGCAAGAAGAACAGCAAACATTTTTCCACCTTTGAAGGATATGCCACCTATATTTACTTCTGCCATTGACTATCTATCATTTCATTCATTAGTTGATTACTTCCACCAAATAGAAGATAACTAGCGATATTATTATCAGAAATATAACTATCTGGCAAAGTAGTATCTGTAAAAAAACCTACTCTATCATTAAGCTGTTGTTGACTCTCAAAAAATGATTTACTGTTGCCTAATACTTGCATTACAACAAGGGTTTTTAATTGACTAGTAGAATCATATCTTTTTTTATCGTCTATCTTTTTCAATATTTTTTTAGCGGCTTTTTCCTTAGATGATTCTTTCTTCGCTAACTTGGGTTCTTCAGTTTTTTCTTCTTCTTGTTGTGCTTCTTCTGTCTTTTCTGTATCTTCTTTTTCAGCTACTTCTGTTTTCGGTTCGTTGGATTCCTCGCTTGTTTCTTCCGTTGATTCTTCGGTCACTTCTTCGTTTTGTTCTTCAGTATCGTTATTGGTTGGTGCTTCTTGTGTTGGTTCTGTTTCTTCTTGTGTCGTTGGCTCAACATCAGTTGATTCTTCCACATCAACATCTAAATCCATTTCTATTTCCATTTCAATTTCTGTTTCAACATCAACCACATTGACTTCAATAGTATCAGATTCAGAAAGATCAACACTTACGACTTGAATTTCTTCTATTTCTATTTCTGCGATTTCTATTTCAACAGATTCATAACTAATTTCTTCAACTTCAATAGGTTCAAAATCTAAACCTACATCAGTTTCAACAGGCATATTTGAATCAAAAATATCTTCAACTATATCTATAACTTCCTCAGGTGCATCAATATTATAAGCTACAAACATTTCTACACTCGTTATGGTTTGCTCGACAATGGTATTGATAACATTATACAAAATCCGAACGGAAACATCGTCGAACATGGGTCCGATAGCAAGATTTATATCTCTACCGCCTACTTCTATAATGACAGATGTTATGCTTCCTGCAAAGTCAAAGCCACCTTCATATGATTTATAACCACTATTTGTGCCACTAGCACTTAAAATATCTGTTCCGCTAAATACATTTGTCGTTCCGTTTTTTCCTGTAATATGCATATAAATAGAATCTTGAGCATCTTGTTTTTCTACCTTGATTGTATAATTAGTTCTGCCACCATGAGTTATATTAAGATCAGAAATATTTACAGTTTGAATAAATGTTGTTCCCATTCCAGAAACTCCCATTGTACTTGTTCCGTTGCCACTTCCTGTAATCATAGCGCATTTATCAGTTCCTAATTGACCACACGAAGAGCCACTAGGCATAGATGCGGGTCCTTGACCTCCCCAATCTATATCCATATCGCCTTCATATTTTGAAGTGACAAAATCGTTATTACCGTCTAATAAATCGTTAGAATCTTGATTAGCAACTGTCGTTGTTGTCGTAGTTGTAGTTGTTTCGGTTGTAGTGAGTATTCCGTCTGATTGAAATTCAATAGTTTCTATGCTTGATTCTTCAATGATTTGTTCAATCGTAGGAGTACATAGTCCTATTGTATCTATTGTACATTCAATAGCTCTACTAGAAAATGATAGGCATACCAATATACATAGCCATGCCGACAAAAACAAATTTTTCAAAATCATTTAAATCTCTTACGGTTTCTTCTTTTTCTTCTATTCTAGCTTCTGTAATATTCTGAAATATTAAGCTACCTTCCGGTATGTCATCTAAATTTGACTCCCAACCTTTCCGAGCATCTTCCCCTATGCTTGCATTATAAGGGCAGTATGTGCCTGCCTGCCACATTGCGTCAAAAACTCTACTGTCAGCACAAAGAGTTGAGATTGCCGCCACCTTCATGCCCATTGCATAAAGTGAGCGTGATAGCTTTAGTCGTTCGCAATTTTCGTCTCTTACTGTCATGCCTGAGCTAATACCTAAAATTTGAGTCTGTACTGCGCCAGCGACAGCAGTTTTACATACATCAGAATTATTTACTACGACGCTTGGCGAATTTGCTGTCGGAGGAGTACTATTCGTAACTACCGTACTACTGACTGTATTTGTTTCGGCAAGAGCCGAATTCATCATACTATTAAGAAAAAAAATTATTATTGCAGCTACAATTGTGCCTATAATAAAGGGTTTCCACATTCAATCTAACCACCCTCAAAAGCTGTTTTGAGTTCTTCGTATTTTGTCACAATATCTGCTTTGTCGATAGGTGTAAAATTTTCAAGCCATTCAATTCTATCTACATCATCATTTAGAATTGTAAACTTTGCAGAGCTATCTATAGCTAAAATTGCATCACAAATTCTTGGTGGTAAATTAGCTGGGTTTTCTACATTTACATCTTCGCCATTAATCCACATAATTAACTCGCATTCTTAAAAAATTGTTGAACAACGACACTATGCCTTACAGATAAACTTGTTGCATAAGCATCTACATTTAAACTAATTGTGCCTGAACTTGGTCTTTGAATCATAGCATACATTCTAAAATAATATTGAGTGCTTGCAGTAAGTCCTGTTAATTTTGCAAATCCTGTGGTGTTTCTATATTCGTTATTCATTAATTGTTCGCCATATCTTCCTGTTTGTAAAGTGGTGGCTGTTCCAGAAGAAAAATCAGAAGTAGTACTATGAACCATAAATAAACCGTAACCATTGTTATCTGCGTTTGAGTGTGCATTTAAAGAAGCATGAATTAAAAAAATATCAGCACCATTTGTTTGTGCAGTCGTGGTAAGTGTACAAGACTCATCAGTAATAGTAAATTGATTAGTACTTGATGTTGTAGTATAGCCTGTGTTTTCGTCATATTCAGCAACATCAACAAGTGTATAGTGATTACTTGGTACTCCACTTATTCCTGTCACAGTTCCACTAAATGCAAAATTGTCTGCTAAATTAATTCCTCTTGATCTTGCTTTAATTAATGTCATTACACTACCTCTTTTATTGCTTTAATTTCATCATCATCAAGACCTAATTCTTTAAGTTTTGTTATTGCAGATGCTTTTTTGTTTTCCTTATTTGTTTCTTTTGAATCAAAGTCACTTTGTAATTGTGATAATCCATCTGTGCATTGTTTTTGTGTAGGTTTTGTTTTTGAACTATCAAGAATTATTAAATTTTTATAAATTTTGTTTTTACTATCACTCCACCCGAACCATTGTCCTGAGTGTAAAGATACTAAATAATCTTCAATATGATCTGGTTTTCCATTTTTATCCATTATGTATCCCCTAATTTAATAAATGTGACATAAGTTGTATTTCCATTTGAGCTACCTCCGATAGTCAAAGTGTGTGATGCATCATAGCCAAATCGTACTTTCTGATTAGTTAAATCTGTTATATCAAATATTTTTTGTGCAACTTGACTTTCGTAATTTGCGGCAACTCCAGCTATATGACTATTAGCCTCTGCAACTGAATTATAAGATGAATTATTTGTTGTTAATTGAATTACGCTTGTCAAATATGATGTACCAGCACTATAATTACTAGCAACAAACCAAGTCACTAAATAAAATCCTGTGCTTGGAAAAGTAAAAATGCCGGAACTTTCTGTCATTCCTGTGCCTAAATTACCATTTTGGTAAGTGTCGTCTCTTTCCCAATTAGATGTGAATATTTGTGTGCCACTTGTATTTGCAGTGAAACTTGTAGTGACTCGCCAAGTATCTGCCTCTGTAATACCTCCTGCATTAGCAAAACTTAAATTACCTGATCCGTCAGTTTTTAAAAATTTATCTGCACTTGGCGAAGTAGTTGGAAAAGTTAAAGTATATGATTGACTTGCACTATGCGCAGGACTTTTTAATTTGATACCGTGGCTGTTCTGCGAGCAATTAAGCTGTAATGTTCCGTCAGTAGTTCCGTCACCTTTAATCTGTAAACCAGCTGCACTTGATGTTGAAACAAAATTAGTTTTTGCATTAGTGACTGTTGCATCGCTTGGAGTTCCAATATCCAAAACATTGCCTAACGCTAAAACAAAGTCGATTGAATCTGATGATGCTAATGTGCTTGAAAAGGTAAGAGTAGATCCACTGACAGTAAAAGATGAACCAGCTTTTTGGATAACACCATTTAGTGATACTAGTAAATGGTTTGCACTTTCTGGTACAAAAGCTACTGAATCTAATGTTAAACTATAACTTGCTGTAGCACTTGCTGTGAGATTATCCAGCATATTATAAGCACCAACTTGGGGTTCCTTACCAATATAAGACATTATTCAGGTTCCTTTATTGTATTTCCAGCTTCAACCCACTCTAAGATTGCTCTGTAATGTCTGTTGTCTGTTGTCATAGGAACTACACAATCTACTCCGTCTATTCTTGCATCAATCATAATTCTTTGCTTTGTCGTTGTTCCGTCTTTTTCTTCCCATGATTCATCTCTGTATGTTGCTGACTCTACTATCATTTTTTATAACTCTGCATCTGCGCTAAATTTACCATAAAAAAACTTTTCCCCAGTCACAAATGCGTTTACTGCATTTACTCTCGCACATAAAGTATCATCAATAGAACCAACAGAATATTGTATTCCATTAGCACAATTTTCAGCTGTACTTATGTTCGTAAGTGTTGGTGTAGCTCTTTTTACTTGTCTGAAATCTACATTAACTCTAGGTTGATGACTCGTGGCATTATAAAATTGTTTACCACCCTCACATATTTCAAAATATCTTTGACATCTTGATAAATTTTCTTGAAAAGTTTCAAACTGAAATGAAGGTATTGTTGTAGAACTAAACTCACCGACTTCTAGTTGTAGTCCTGTGATTTGCCAAACATTATTATTTGAAGCAAAAGCGTTTACTTGTCCTACTGCTCTTGTTGTATCACTAGCACCTCCCCAAGAAGTTGCTAAAGTGCCTGAAGTAAAGTCACTACCTGCACCACCCCAAAAATTAATTGTAAGACTTTTAGCATTATCATTATCAAAAGCACCTGTGGTGTCAGCAGGAAAAGTTACTATTTTTTTCTCCCAAGTATTAGTAGAACTTACAGTGTATGATTGTGAATTGTATCTGTTATTATCATCATCATTCAATTCTAAGATATATGTTCCTGTGACTGTTGCATATACCCAAAAAGCAAATGTAATTTTTTCTGCATTAGACGTTCCTTTTTTAATCGCTTGTAAAGTATTACCCTCCATTCTCATTTGTAGAGGTATATTGTACTCCGAAGAAGTCATACTTGCATCTCCAGTTGTGCTAGTAACTTTATATGATTTAGTAAACCCTTGACCAGTAGGAGACTCAGACGCTTGAGCTATTGTAAATGTCATACCTCCACCTGATGCTATTCTCATTCTGTCAACAGTTTTAATTCCAGAACTTGTTTGACTTGTTGAACTAGTTCCCCTTTGTGATACTGCCATATCTCCATTTATAATTAGTGGTCTATGATTAGGTCTCAAAGATTGACCAGCACCGGTAATCGTGCCTGTAAAAGAATAATTATCAGTTAAATCTAATTTTGTGTTATCGACTGCATCGTTTGCTAATTTTGAAGTAGATATGATTCCGTCAGTTATATCTGAACTTGTTAAAGGTGCTGCTGTTGGTTGTCTGCCAATAAAACCCATATTATGTTATCTCTAATATACTTAATGTTGCATCTATCTTTGCAGAAACTGAACAGTCAATTTTCAAAATGTCAGTAGTTTGAACAACTACTTTTCCGCCTGTCAATAATTCTAATGAACTTCCTGCAGGTATGCTTACATCTTTAGCTACGAAAACTGTTTCATTCGTTTCAGTATCGCTTGTATCAGAAACTAATTGAACACTAGCAGTAACAGATGTTGTATGAATATTGCAAAGCACTAAACCAATTACTACTGTTGTTGTTGCTGACGGTACTGTGTATAAAGTTAGCGGAGTTCCTGCACTGGCTGGCATAGCTCCGTTTGTCTTTACCTTAAAAGTATTAGCCATGTTTTACTCCTATCCTAACGCAATCGCTAATGGCAAAGCATTTGGGTCAGTTTCGGAAATAGTTCCTGTAACCGACATCGTGCTAGTCAAAGCATTACTTGAAATATTTAATTGTAGAATTTCAACATTATCTGTTCCGTCATTCATTTTTAACTTAAGAACTCCGCTTGTTGCTGTGTCAACCCAGAGTGTACCTGCGGTAGCTGAACCCGGCGCTGAACTTCCACTATGTGAAGAATTAATCGCAGATAATATGTTGTTTAATTCCGTACGGAACGCACTGAATCCTTGGTTATTTAAAACTACATCACTTACTTGTGCCATATCTAATCTATATCCTTTTCTGTTTAACTTTGCAACCCATAACCTTTGGCAATGTAATCAAATGTACGATCTACTGCGGAACCAGAGGAATTTGTGAACGCAATACTAAAACCATTAACAGTTTTTGATGATATTGTAAATGTATCTCCTGTCGCCATATTTTGAGCTGCAATACCTATGGCAGGAACTGCATAGAACGGATTTGTATATGTTATTGTTCTAGTTCCTGATGAAGTAGTTAAATCGTTTTGTGCAAATGTTCTTTCTTCCATATTAAGTTTTATAGTCATAGTTTTTACATTACTAGATGTTTGATCATCATCATTAGTAAGTTTTAATCTAAATTTTGCAAACTTAAATTTAAAAGTTGCCGATTGTGTTATGTCAACAAAAGATGTGCAATCAGCTAATGATGTTGTCGATGTTGCTACTTGTACTCTATGAAAAGCATGTATTTGCTCTGTACCGTCAAATGGCGCCTTAGCTGAGTCAAAAAATAATGCACCTCTGCCACTATCGAATAAATCATATGGATTTTCTGCATCTAATGTTATTGTTGGCTCAATATTTCCGTCATAGATTTGAGCTAATGATAAACTGTTAGTAAAATTGTAAAAACCTTTTGCATCTCTATTTGAATTATTGAAATTAGGATTTGAAGTTGTATCAGTTCCTCCTAATTCAAAATCGCCACTAGCACTATCGAAGTTTCCGACAGTATCATCAAAATTTGTAACAGTATCTAAAGTTAATACTGTATCGCCTGATGCATCTATTTTTACTGCTAAAGGTAAACTTGCGTCCATATTATCAGCTGCTGTAAATATATCTGGAGTTTCTGTAAATGTTGATATTGTTTGATAAGCTTGAATATCAGAAATATTTGTTGTGACTATTGTAGCTTCAGCAGATGTATTACCGTTCTTGTCGACTGCCTTAATTAAATATGATCCGGTGCGTGCAGGAACAACAGCATTATCACATTTTCTTCTAGGACATCTTACTAAATTTGTTGAATTTAGCCATTTTGCGCCTGTTGTTACATTCTGATACCTAATCTCATAAAAAGAAATATCTAAGTCACTATTTTTGCTTGGTGGCGTCCATGTAAGCTTCATGTGATTTTGTCCATGCATTTCTACTGCGAAATCTTCCACATTGCTAGGTGCCTCAACGCCACCCACTATAGTTCTAGTTGTTGATATAAATGTTGATTTACTGCCGATAGTATTTACAGCTCTAACTCTTACTTGATATTCTGCTCCGTCAATTACATTCAAATGTTGATATTCTAATATTTTACCTACTGCTATTTCTCTAAATGAATCAGTAACAGTTGCACCATTTTGATCTTTTGTTTGTTTTATTTGTACTTCATAATTATCAACAAAACTATCTGGCGAAACTCCTATTGTTATCAACAGTCTAGTTATTACAATACCGTCCGCATACTCAATTAATTCGTCATCAAGACTAATACTTGCAGGAGGACTTACAGAAAAAGGATTTGGTAAAGTCGTACTAGGTATAGAAGCTACTTCCTGTTGAGTTCCGAAAGTATAGAATGAATCTTGATGTTCTGAACATTGCAAACTTACTGTATGATCAGCATTCAAAGTAAGACCTTGAACTCTAAAAGCTTTTGCTGAAAATCCTGGTGTTGCATGAGTTACATTAACAATATCGCCTATCGACAAATCAAGAGCTGTTGCATCTGCTTTTATTGATATATCTAAACTTGATCTTGATCTACGAAGAATTATTTCTGCCATTTCTTGAGCTTGATAAGGACTCGTTAACATAGAAAAATCAAATCTACCTTCTAATAATAAACCACCGTCTGCTGTTTTCATTGTAGCATGTTGATCAGCACTCGCTAATCCTGTTTCATCTACAGGCGGAAATTGTGCAGTATCTGATTGATAATTTTTATCTGGATTAATAAAGTTGACTATAACTCTGTTATATCTTGAATTTTTATTTTTACTTGAAACTGTAATACCATTAAGAATATTATCTTCTGTAAGAGTGATTGAAGCAGAACCTGATGTTTCAACTAGGATTTTATATTTACCTGCACTAAAATTTAAATAAGCCCTAGAGCCACGAATAAAATCTTTCACATTATCAATAGCTTTTTTTGATGTATCAACAACAGTATGACTATCCATTAAATCTATTGCACTAGCACCAGAAAATGGAATTATATCAGTATCACAAACATCGCCAGCAATTTGCCAATCTGCAAAATTTGAATCAAAGTAACTATTAGGAATACCCATTCCAAATCGTGAATCTCTTAAATAATCTAATAATTGATAAATAGGATTATCAGAATACGCCCATGTAGTTGAATCGTCTTTTCTATGACTTCCACTACCTCCTGTAACAGTTGAATCTAAATTAGGATTATAAACTTTTTTACCTTGAACAATTGCATTGACTGTAGGCAAAGAACCAAACTTATCAGCATTCCATTTAAATTTGATTGCTAAATATGCTAATCCTCTCAATCTGTGATTAGAACTCCATGATGATAATGTACTTA